CTACGGTGAGAGCAACCGGCAACACTACGGTGAGAGCATACGACAACACTACGGTGGAAGCATACGGCAATGCCTATATTCATTCTTATTACATTATAGAATGCAAGCTGAAAGATAATTCTATTTATCGATTAATCTCTGAAAACAAAATCTTCTATCCGGAAGAATCAGCAATCAAAATCGAAAAACAAACAAATCCTTAAAATAAGATGGAAAGAAAGAATTTCAACAAAAACGTCCAAATGCACCTCGCCTGCGCAAAAGACGACCTCAGGCCCATAATGGCCTGCATCTATTTCAAAAACGGGTTCGCTTATGCAACAGACGGGTATATCCTCGCCCGAAACCGGATAGACGAATGCAGTACCCTGCAAGAATGCGACATACAAGCACTGGACGGAAAACTGCTTCACGCAAACTTTTTCAAAGACATGCTGAAATATGATGACATTCTTATCTCCGACGAGGGCATAGAATGCCACAAAGGAGACGAGAAAGCCTTTTTTTATTTTTCCCAATTCACAAAATTTCCAGATGTAGATAAAGTATTGCAAGAAGCATTGAACCTGCCTGCCGTACCGATGCCTCAGATAAGTTTCGATACGAGATTATTGTTGAAACTGTCAAAAGCCCTATACGGATTCGATAAATGCACAGCCACATTCAAAGGGACAAACAATCCTATTGTATTCGACAGCATCGAAGATTGCGGGAGCATAGGCATAATGATTCCATACAAATCTTAAAAACACAACCACAATGACACTATTATCCAACATTTCAATTCTCGTCCTCATACTCGCCGTCATCGCCATATCCATGCTCTACGCCCGACTGTTGAAACGCTGTATGAAAGAAATAGAAGAACGAGAAAAAGAAATCGCCGGTCTGGTCGACAAAATAAGGGCTATACAGGTGGTAGGAAACAAGACTTCCACCACCCCGAAGAAAACCCGTAAGACAAGTACCGAAAAATGAAACCGTGCATCAAAGCCTCGACACTGCGGGAGGTAATCTCTCTGATAGATGAACGCATCGGATCGATACCTCCCGACAGTATCAGGCATCGCAACCAAAGAGAAAAATACCTCCGGTACAAAACCGAAATAACCCGCTACCTCAATGACCTACGAAGAGTATCTGCAAGAACAAAAGAAGAAAAAGTCGCGCCGCCCTCCCCGGGACGAAGAACATAGGCTGCAATGCGGCTGCGTGAGCTGGTTCTGCCTCCAATACCCCGCATGGCGGGGGCTGCTTTTCGCAGTCCCAAACGGCGGACGCCGGGACGGCATCACCGGGAAGAAGCTCAAAGACGAGGGAGTAGTACCCGGAGTCTCCGACCTCCTGCTGCTCTACCCCTCCGGGAAATACCACGCCCTTTGCGTCGAGATGAAGGCCCCGAAAGGCCGGCAGTCCCAAGCACAGAAAGCGTGGCAACGCGCCGTCGAGCGGGCCGGGTACAAATATGCCCTGTGCCGCTCACTCGACGATTTCATCACCACCATAGAAAAATACCTTGCCCTATAATCATGCCATGCGAGAAACCATTATCGAGACCATACGCCGCATCACCGCCGACAAGCGGCAGCGGGGCATCTTTCCCGCCGTCGCCACCCGTGCCGAGATCATGGCCGAGGTACAGAAAGAAGTCTCCGGCGAACTCCGCCGGCTCTACAAGCAAGGAATCATCGATTATACCGAAACCCTCAACAGCTGCGCTTTTCGGTTGAGATCATAAATCGAAAACACAGACAAGACCATAAACATGAGAGAAAGTATTATTTTCTATCGCAGCTTTTACGAGGCAATAAAAGACTTGAAGACAGACATTCAGGGAGAGATTTACACGGCCATAATGGAGTATGGTCTATACGGTAAAGAAACTGAAAATCTGGGTCCTATTGCTCGCAGCATATTTACATTGGTAAAGCCTCAGATAGACAAGAATATAAAGCGTTATGAAAACGGTTGTAGGGGTGGACGTCCAAACCGAAATAAACCCGAACAAGAACCAAACAATAACCAAAATAAATCCGAACAAGAACCTAAGGAAAAGGATAATGTAAATGATAATAACAATATCCCCCCTATAATCCCCCCTGCGGGGGAAAAAGAAGGTGAAGAAAAAAACAAAAGAAAAAGGGCGAGACCGCCTATCGATACCGGCTTCATAGATGCCCCGTTTCGGGAAGTAATGAACAAATGGCTCGAATACAAACGGGCACGCGGGCAAACCTACAAGTCCGAGGCATCCATTAAAACCTGTTACAAAAAGCTGTTGGAGATGAGCGGGGACGACCCGGTCAAAGCCGAAGCAATCGTTGAAAACAGCATCGCAAACAATTACGCCGGATTGTTCCCGATCAAAAACACATATCCCCATGACACAGATAAACCAGTTGCTTCCGCAAGCCTTACCGAAGAAGAGCGGGAACGAAGTTTCCTCGAACACATCAACCGAAAGCTGGGCAATATCCCTTAGAGAGCGGTACGGCACACCCGGCCAGTTCCTCACACTTTTCAATCCCGGGAAACAGGCACTGTATTGCAGGGACAGAGACCGCTGCTTCGATTCCGAAGCCCCGTCGCTCAACCGGGTGCAGGCGGCATATTCCCGGGAAATAGCCGAGAGTTGGGTCGAAGCACAGATATTCGACCTCACCCGTTATACCGGCATCAAGGAAAAGCCCTCAAACGAGCACATAGAATCCTGCGCTTCCGTCATCGTGCAAGAGTACGGTTACCTCAAAATCTCCGAAATCATGCTCTTTTTCCACCGGTTCAAAGCCGGCATGTTCGGGCGGTTTTACGGTACTTACGACAACCTCGTTCTTATGGATTCCCTCCGGCAATTCGTCGATTACCGCAACAAAGAACTGCGGCGCATCGGGGAGGAGAAAGCACGCGCCACCCGGGAAGAAGAATACCGCCGTAGAGAACAAGAAGCCGTCTCTTACCAAGAGTGGAAACAGATGTCCGAAAAAATCAACCGAAAATAAAATACGACAATGAAAGTGATAGTAACATTCAGCGGCGGCAAAGACAGCCTCGCATCGCTGCTTTGGGCACGCAACAATCTCACGAAAAATTTCATCACCGTCTTTTGCGACACAGGCTGGGAACACCCGCTTACCTACAAATACATCGAAGAAATACGCGACCGGCTCGGCTTGAACCTCGTCATGCTTAAATCCAAAAAGTTTGACGGCATGGTGGACTTGGCAAGAAAGAAAACCCGCTGGCCGTCTTCACAACGACGGTTCTGCACATCGGAGTTGAAAACAATCCCCATGATTGACTACATACTCGACGAAGTAGACGATGACATTCTGATGATACAGGGCATACGCGCGGCAGAGAGTGCCAAACGGGCAGAGATGAGTAAGCAATGTACCTATTTCAAATATTACGTGCAGCCCTACGGCAAGGACAAGAACGGCAAGGACAAATACCATACCTACCGTCGTAAAGACGTGTTGGCATTCCGGGCAAACCATGCCGACGACCTTTTGCGCCCCGTGTTCGACTGGTCGGCCGGGCAAGTGATAGACTATATCCTTGAAAACGGTTTGCAGCCCAACCCGCTCTACCGCATGGGTTACAAGCGCGTAGGGTGCTACCCGTGCATCATGGCATCGCAGCAAGACATCTACAACATCAGCGTCCAAGACCCGGAACGCATAAGTTATATAGCGGATCTCGAACAACAGCTGTCGAGCAGTTTTTGGGGCCCCAACAAAATATCGCCCAAATACTATAAAGGCGAATATCCGCAGATAGGCGATGTCGTTCGCTATGTACAAGCGAAACGCGCAAAAGGAACGCTATTCGACGACAACGATGTCGCCACAAGCTGCATGAGTTACTATGGCCTTTGCGAATAACGGCATCAAACACCACACTCCCATGAAAACGAATGAAATCATAAACTCCGATGTTATCGACGCACTCAAAGGACTTCCCGATAACTCAATAGACTGCTGTGTTACATCTCCACCCTACTTCGGACTTCGCGATTACGGAGTAGAAGGGCAGATAGGCCTTGAAAAAACTCCCGAAGAATACATTGCCAAGCTGACCGAAGTATTCAGACATGTCCGCAGAATACTCAAACCCGAAGGCACATTGTGGCTGAATATCGGAGATTCGTATAACGGTTATAAAGGAAATTCCAAAAGAGAATATTGCGGCAGCGACTATGCAGGTTTCAGAAACCAACCGACCAGACCGGCCAATTTCGGACTTGAATGTAAGGGACTCAAAGAAAAAGACCTTATCGGTATTCCGTGGCTGCTGGCATTCGCTCTACGTTCCGAAGGCTGGTATCTAAGACAGGACATTATCTGGCACAAACCCTCCGTAATGCCCGAAAGCGTAAAGGACAGATGCACCAAATCGCACGAATACATCTTCCTGCTGAGCAAAAGCAAACGGTATTATTTCGACTGCCGTTCCATAGCGGAGCCGGCCTCCACGTTCGACAATATCGTCCGAGACCGCAAAACAACCAAGCTGAACAACACGCCCGGTCGTACTCCCATGAAAGGATTGCTCCGGAACAATTATACGACGAAAAACAAACGATCCGTTTGGACGATCTCTGCCAAGCCGTTCAAAGGTGCGCACTTCGCCGTCTTCCCCGAACAACTTGTCGAACCCTGCATCAAAGCCGGCTGCCCCGAAGACGGAATCGTACTTGACCCGTTCATGGGAAGCGGAACGACTGCTGTCGTGGCAAGGAAACTCGGAAGAAATTTCATCGGAACGGAACTGAATCCCCGTTTTGTGGAATTGGCAAAAGAGCGTCTGAAAAAAGAACTCGGACTTTTCATTTAAAATCACCCTCCCATGAATAGTACTTCAGGTCGCATACGAGATATTCAAAGCAATCATTCAAAACGAATAAAAAACACAAAACATGGACGAATTTATATGTCATATATGACCAGAAAGATATATGCTTATATAGCAGAAATCAAATCTGTGTTCAACCGTAAAGAAGATGGCAAATGGTATCTTTTCTATGACTGTATTTGGGACGATAACGGAATACCGAAAAGAGAAAGCGGCTGTATAAAAAAATTTGATACCGAAGATGAAGCATGTCGTTATAAAGTCGGAGATGTAATCGATGAAAGAGAGATTTCAGAAATATTCAAATAAATAAGATCATGACACAAGAACAAATAAAGAGGGCAGCAAACAGCTATATTGATGACTTTTTGTACAATCATATAGATTATACCGTAATCCATGACAATTATGAAACAGGAAAAAATAACGCGATCTGTGAATTTGGTCCGGATATTTTTAAAGCAGGCGCACAATGGCGCATCAATTCCGTGTGGCATGATGCAAGCGAACGCCCGGAAGTGAATAAAAGAGTACTTGTCGAATTTTTTAATAAGTACGGTAATTATGTCTATTATAGGTTGAAAGCCTTTAAACCTGCCCAACTAAAATATTGGGGTATTGAAATGGCATTCTTAGATAAAATAATCCGCTGGACGTACATCGAAGATTTATTACCCGCAGATAGCAAATAAAACAGGAAAGGAGACAAGAAATGAAACGAGAAATAAAATTCAGAGGAAAGCGTATTGATAATGGTGAATGGGTGATTGGCCTTTTGGTCAAAATGTGGGGTGAATGGCATATCATCGATTGGAACGATGAGAATATAGCCTATCCTATCAAGACAGATACCGTAGGTCAATTTACAGGACAGAAAGACAAGATCGGCAAAGAGATTTACGAGGGAGATATAGTCAAGACAAAGGAATATGGCAAATTTTTAGGAGATAAGAATTTCTCGGGATATGACCACTTTGAAGTCCATTTCAAAAATGGAGGATTTCGTTTAGAGAATGAAGAACGAATCTTTAATTTGACTAACAATAGTCATCTTGAAGTCGTAGGCAACGTCCACGACAACCCATCACTACTGAAAGGAGGTGAAGAATGAAAGCAAAGCTAATAAAATCATGGGATTTTTGCAAAGTAAGTATTAAAGAAGGTACAGAAGTAAACATCATCAAAGGTATGGAAGCAGACGCTGATAGTGTGCTTAATGCACCATACGGTATGTGTTATCTTTGTGAACTAAACGGGCACATGCATTACATTCCAGCCACACTTCTTACCATAACCGACTGGGCTAATATCGACTGGGAGCAACGCCGCTACGAGATAGCAAAGGAGATATTACCAAACGCAAAGTACTACCAAAGATATAGATCAGACGGCTTATTACATAATCTTACTATGGAAGAAAGTGTAAAAGTGGCTGTACTTTATGCCGATGCCCTTATAGCCGAGTTGAAGAAAGGAGGTGAACAATGATACGAGCAAGATTTTACATCAAGTTTAAAGACTGTGATTCTGATTTTCGACCTATTAAATGGCCTATAAAATATCCTTATTGGTGTACAGGACAAAATAGCGACTCTTTTGTGATTGTTGCTTATGCCGACAGCATCGAGCAGATAGAAGAATTGTGGCCTGAGGCTTACAATATAGAAGCAAATGAAGTTCAAGAAATAGTGTTTACAACGCGTTTTCAAAAGCCTGAATGGTATAAATAAATTAGCAATGACACGCCTCGACACCCTACGCGATAAATACGACCGCTACATTCGCATCGGGAACCATGTAAAAGCATTACAGGTCATGCAGGAAATCGGCCGCCTCTCCGCTTTGAGCGAAACCGAGCAGCAAGTAGCCGTTAGAGACTTGTTCGGCTCGTTCACCCCCGAAGAAAAACAAAAAGCCACCGACCTTTGTACCGGGGTCATGCTATATGCCGACCTCCTGCAATCCGCCGCCGTCGACCTGCAAGAAATCATACACCGGGCCGACCCCTCGGCACGGCTGCTTCTCATGGAGGACGTAAAGCAGATAGCCCGCCTCTCCAACAACATCGTCCGCAACGTCGACGCATTCCATGACGACGAGTTCTCCGCCACCTTCGGCGATCTGGCCGACCTCGTCGCCCTGAACGTCCGCAACATCATCTACACTGAGCGCGCAAAAGAAAAACGAAAAGCGATATGAAAAACATACAACTCATCAATGATCATTTTCAGAATTTCAAATCCTACGGTATACCAAAGGCGCAGCTTATCATCGCCGATCCACCCTATAATCTTGGAGTAAACGCCTATGCCAGCAACCCCTCATGGTACGTCGACGGCGACAACAAGAAAGGAGAAAGCGACAAGGCCGGGCGGGCATTCTTCGACACCGACAACGAAAACATGAAGCTGACACAGATAGCCAAGTATGTTCGCCGTGACCATTCTTCGATGCTTCATTTATTGCGGAAGTATGATGATGATTTCAAGTACAATCCGCAATTCCGGGATATGGCGACAAGGGTAAACAATATATTGAATAAAACAAATGAAACCGCATAAATTCGATTATCGTTGGACTTTGAAAGATGCCCACTTCACCAAAGACAAAGGGGCGGTCTTTTCATGTTTTGCTTGTGGGGGGGGCAGTTCTATGGGTTACAAACTTGCCGGGTTCGATGTAATCGGGTGCAATGAGATAGACCACCGCATGATGTACGCATATTGTCAGAACCACAACCCCAAGTTCCCTTTCCTTGAACCGATACAGACATTCAAGGATAGAACGGATTTACCGCCCGAATTGTACAATCTTGACATTTTGGACGGGTCGCCGCCTTGTTCTACATTTTCGATGGCTGGTGTGAATTGCGGGCGTGAAAAAAGTTGGGGCAAAATGAAGAAGTTTAGAGAGGGGCAAGCCGAACAAGTTTTAGACACCTTGTTTTTCGACTTCATAGACCTTGCAAAGAAGCTGCAACCCAAAGTCGTTGTCGCCGAAAATGTCAAGGGGTTGTTGCTTGGTGAAGCCAAGGATTATGTAAGACGGATATACGAGGGCTTCGAGGATGCCGGATATTATTGCCAACATTGGTTGCTTGATGCACAAAAGATGGGTGTTCCGCAACGGCGTGAACGGGTTTTCTTTATCTGTTTACGGAAAGACCTTGCAACCCCATTTTTGGTGATGCAAAGCCTTTTCAATGATGTGCCGAAATTAGACCTTGACTTCAAAGAAGCACCAATTATGTTTTCCGATGTCGTTGCGGGCGTTGGTCGTGAAATAAAATCAAAGGAGATGCGGAAAAGATGGGAATCAAGATTGCCGACCGATGATGATTTTGGTGATGTAACAACAAGGCTTTATGGACGGCGATTGACATTCAACACGCAATTTGCATTCCTTGACCGTGTGTGCAATACTCTTGCGGGAAAAGAAGATTCAACGGTGCATTATGATAAACCGTTTTATCTTTCGACCCAAGAAGTGACGACAATTGCAACATTTCCACAAGACTACAATTTTGCGGGTAATAAACCCCATTATGTGTGCGGAATGTCCGTGCCGCCCGTAATGATGGCACAAGTGGCAAGCCGGATATGGGAACAATGGTTATCGAAAATTTAAGAATTTGTGTATTACTATAAAACAAGACAACATGAATCCCGAACAATTCTTTTACAAAGTAAAGGATATGCGTGATGCTCAAAAGGAGTATTTCAAATATCGCACAAAGTCGGCATTGGAGAAGTCTAAAAGGCTTGAAGCTGAAATCGACAATGAGATTAAGCGAGTAATTCAAATCAAGTCAGAGAAGCAACAATTGAATTTGTTTAATAAATAACACATACTAAAATGAAACTATTATTTTTTGACCTTGAAACGACCGGGGTAAATCCCGGCAAGAATGGAATCCATCAAATATCGGGTGAAATCGTGATTGATGGTGTTTCCAAAGAACAATTCGACTTTCACGTTCAACCAAACCCAAGGGCGATAATCGAAGATGAAGCCTTGAAAGTTGCAGGGGTAACACGTGAACAAGTGTTGGCATACCCGCCAATGCGATAAGTATATTCCGAATTTGTTGCGATGCTTGAAAAGTATGTCGATAAGTACAACAATAAAGACAAGTTCTTCTTGGTCGGTTATAACAATGCGGCTTTCGACAATCAATTTTTGCGTGGATTCTTCTTGCAGAACGGCGACCAATACTTTGGTTCTTGGTTTTGGTCGAACACAATTGATGTGATGGTGCTTGCGTCCGCATACCTTGCGACACGCCGCCCCGACATGGAGAATTTCAAGTTATCAACGGTCGCCAAAACGCTTGGTGTTGATGTTGAAAGTGAATCATTGCACAATGCCTTGTATGACATTAACTTGACAAAGGCGGTGTTTGACATTGTAACTAACAAGCAATGAAAAATATAGAACTATTCAACGACCATTTCCAAAACTTCAAAGTTTATGGAATCCCCAAGGCGCAACTAATCATTGCCGACCCGCCATATAACTTGGGCGTGAATGCTTATGCAAGCAATCCGGCATGGTATGTTGATGGGGATAACAAAAACGGAGAATCGGAAAAGGCGGGAAAAGAGTTTTTCGACACGGATAAGGATTTTCGCCCGGCTGAATTTATGCACTTTTGTTCGCAAATGCTTATAAAAGAGCCTAAACAGCCGGGGAAAGCCCCTTGCATGATAGTTTTTTGTGAGTTTGAACAACAATTCAAATACATAGAACTTGGCAAGCGATATGGATTTAACCATTATATCAATCTTGTGTTCCGAAAGAACTTTTCCGCACAAGTTCTGAAAGCGAACATGAAAATCGTTGGCAATTGCGAATATGGGGTGTTGTTGTACCGTGACAAACTCCCCAAGTTCAACAACGACTGGGCGATGATCTTTAACTGTTTCGACTTCCCCAGAGACCCCGCGACACCCAAGATACACCCATGCCAGAAACCCGTCCCCCTGCTTGCCCGTCTCATCGAGATATTCACCGACCCCTCAGATGTCGTCATCGACCCCTGCGCCGGTAGCGGAACAACCTTGCTTGCCGCCGCAAACTGCGGACGCCGGGCATACGGCTTCGAGATAAAAAAGGACTTCTACCAAAAAGCCACCGACATCGTCCTCAGTAGAATACAACACCGCATATTCATTTAATCCCGCCCCGACGGGCGACGGAAAACGAAAAAAATAATCACTATGAAAAAGATAATGTTCAACGATCATTACGGCTTGACGAGAGCCGTGTTACAAGGACTGAAAACACAAACAAGAAGAATTTATAAATTACCAAAAGAGTCATACGGAAGACTGGAAATAGAATCAAACAATATAATAACATTTGATTTTGACGGAAATGAACTAATAACCAAGCCGAAATATAAAATCGGCGAGATAGTAGCCGTAGCGCAAAGCTATCTTCAAATAGCATCAGAACTTGAAGATCCTCAAAATGCTTCTTGTGCGGAGCATTTTGAAAAAAACGTTGATATGGCAAGTTGGTATTGCTGTGCCGACCACCCCGGTTTTAAAAATAAAATGTTTGTGTCGCCAGAAGAAATGCCCCACCAAATCCGCATTACAAATGTACGCGTTGAAGAATTGCAAAACATAAGCGATGATGATTGTGAAAAAGAAGGCATTGAAAGACGAATATATAGGCATCCTCCGGAGGATTGGGTTGTAACATGTCCGACAAAACAGTTTGTGTTTAAAGGGAAAAATTTTGGCCATGACACAGGCGTAAATGAATATTGCTATAAGCATTTCCATACAGGACAGAAGGCATTTGCTTTTCTCATAGACAAAATATCCGGGAAAGGTACATGGGAGGATAATCCCTATGTTTTTGTCTACGATTTTGAACTTGTAAAATAAAACAAGACATGAAGAAGAAAAAAATACAAGAAATCTACAATGAAATAGCAGAATACGAGAATAAACGATTCAAAGAATATCAAACGGCTTTGGAGTACTTCAAAAACAATATTGATTATCCCTTTGACGAAATCGAAGAAGTATTAGAAGCCGACACATTGTGCCATATAGGCTATTGTGATATAGAAAGAGATCACCAATATAAAAGTTGGGAATATCCTACCCATGAATTTTATCGGCTGACAGAAGATTCTTTAAAAGAATACCCGTCTTTGAGATACAAGAGATTCATGCTTCAAGATAAAATGCCTTCCGGCTCGCACAATCTTGTTTGGCAAGAAACACTCTTTGAAGACTGTTATCACGGATATATATTGCTTCCGTTAAAAGACGGAAGATACTGGATTGTCGAATATGAATGCTGACTATTAAAAGTTCAAAAAATAATAAAACCATGTACGGATCACACAACACATTCACTGCATACCCCGTCCGCCGGTGGTATATGCACATTTTACAACCCTTCGCCCGCTGCCAGCGGACGACCATTGAACAACAAATAGCTTGTGGCGCACGCGCATTCGACCTGCGTGTACGCTTCGGCAAAGGAGGCATACTCATACCCTGCCACGGATTGGTCGAGTACAAGGCCGATGTTCCGGCCGTTGTGGCAAGGCTCGAAAATGCAGGGTGTTGCTACCGCATCATTCTCGAAAACGTCATGGGAGGCCGTAAGGTAGCCTCCGACGACCTCGATCGGCTCAAAGCAATATTCCTTACAAAAGAATTTCCGCATTGCCTCTATGTAAGCGACAAGCGGTCGTGGAATACCACATACAATATACATTGCAAGATACGCCTTGGTGAGCAGAACCGGCACGGCGGCACGGGCTGTATCATTCCCCGCCTTTGGGTCAGAAAATACAAATACTACAAAGCCCAGCACGCCGCAAACCTCGATACCGAGACCATTCACTACTATGATTTCGTAGACATAAAATAAAACCATGACAAAAGAGCAGTTCGAAAATATATTAAAGAGGAAAAATATTAAATGGGGCGAATTGGTTGAAATTATAATATTAAATCCCAATTATAAACGTTTCAGCAGAAGACCTAAAACAATATTGTTTTATGGAGCCCTTTCATACTACATCGATTCACAAATTGTTGGATTGTTTACGTCCATATTTATTGGATCTTTTGAAGATGTTTATGATGTATATTTTGATTTCAAAGATATAATAGGAATTAAGAAAGCAAATAGAGAGGGAAATAAAAAGTATGGTATATGAACACACTCATTAAATCGCAAATAGCACGATACGAGCGGGAAATCGGACAAATACTCTCGCATTACCCCCGCATCGCCGAAACACTATTCCCCAGAATCCTCGCCGACCGCCGTCGAAAAATATTAAAACTCAAAAATTTATCAAAGCAATAAACAAAGTGGCAATGAATATAAGTATTTTTCAAAATATATTGCTTTATCTATGAAATTCCATATATTTGCCATATAGATACGCGATAATGCGTATTTGAAACAACTATAAGAGCGCATTTGCGCAACATTCATTTCAAAGCCTTATCTGGGAATAACCCGGATAGGGCTTTTTGTATTTAATTTTTAATTATGTTTTATGGTAAAGAAAGTAAGTATTCCATTATCTGCTCTTATTTCCAATGTCGGTCAAATAACGGGGCTACCGCCGAATCCGCGTTTGATTAAAGACGAAAAGTTCGAGGCGTTGAAAAAGAGCCTGACCGATGACCCGGAGATGCTCGACCTCCGGGAGTTGATCATATATCCGAACCCGGACGAAAAAGGGACGTATGTCGTCATCGGCGGGAACATGCGCTACAATGCGGCCAAAGAATTGGGACTTTCGGAATTGCCCTGCAAGATTCTTCCCGAATCCACGCCGGTGGAGAAGATGCGCTCATTCATTATCAAGGATAACATCGCCTATGGGGAATGGGACATGGATCTGTTGTCGGAAGATTGGGACACGGAGGAATTGTCCGACTGGGGACTGGACCTACCCGATTACTGTTGGGACGATGACGATGAGGAGCAGGAATCCGACCCGGAGAATTATTCCCGTAAGATAGAAGCCCCGATATACGAGCCGAAAGGGGATTGCCCGTCCGTTATGGAATTGTACGACACGCGAAAGCGGGACGAACTCATTTCGGAAATCAACGCCCTCCGCCTTCCGAAAGAGGTGAAGGATTTCCTGACCCATGCGGCAGGCCGGCACACGGTATTCAACTATGAACGCATCGCCGACTATTACGCCCATTCCGATAAGCAGGTACAAGATTTAATGGAGAAGTCCGCTTTGGTTATCATCGACTTCGACAAGGCGATAGAAAACGGTTTTGTGAAAATGACCCGGGATTTGGCCGAATCCTATAAAATGGAGCAGGAAGATGATGAGGAATAATGATTTCGTGGTTTTTATCCTCACGCATGGTCGTGCAGACCGCGTGATAACCTACAATGCCCTCCGTAAAAGCGGCTATACGGGTCGCATCGTCCTTGTCATAGACAACGAGGACACACAGGCGCGAGAATATATCTCGCGTTACGGAGAGGAGAATGTACGTATATTCGACAAATCCGCCGTTTCGGAGACGTTCGACGAGGGAATGGCAGGCGACCGCCGGACGATCGTCTATGCCCGTAACGCCTGCTTCGGCATAGCGGAGGAATCGGGATTCCGTTATTTCATGGAGCTGGACGACGATTACGAATATTTCGCATGGCGTTTCGACGAAGAACTGAAATACCTTGTCTCGACCCCGAGGATAAAGAACCTTGACCGCTGTTTCGATATACTGCTGGACTATTACAAGGGCATACCGGCCAAATCGATAGCCATATCGCAAGGCGGGGACTTCATAGGCGGCTCCCAAAGCACCTCCTTGAAAAGCGTGAACATGAAGCGCAAGGCGATGAACACGTTTATCTGCGATGTACAACGCCCGTTCAAATTCCTCGGGCGAATCAACGAGGACGTGAACACCTATACCCGCAACACGAGCACGGGAGATCTGTTTTTTCAAACGAACCAGCTTTGTATCACGCAAAAGCAGACCCAATCCAATAGCGGCGGCATGACCGATGTCTATCTGGATTCGGGAACGTATGTTAAATCCTTTTTCTCGGTCATGGACATGCCTTCCTCCGTGAAGATAAGCACAATGGGGAATTGCTACAAGCGCATACACCATACCATACACTGGAAACACACCGCTCCCAAGATATTACGGGAGGAATGGAAAAAATAAGTCCGTTGGCCTATCATTTTGTCAGAAAATCGGGGCGGAAATGAGGGTATGCCAAGTGGACGGATAAAACAAAATGACAGCATTATGAGAAAAGAAGGCAGAAAAACGAAATACACACCGGAGTTGGTGAAGCGCATCTGCGGCCTTGTCGAAAAGGACACCTATACCGTATCCGAACTTTGCGAATCGGTCGGCATTTCGGAAACGACATTTTACGATTGGAAAGTCAAGTTTTCGGAGTTTTCGGACGCTATAAAAAAAGCGGAAGAAAGGCGGCTGGACAATTTCGTGGTGGAAGCGAAAAGAAGCCTGCTGAAAAAGATACAGGGCTACGAGGTGAAAGAGACGCATACTGTAACCATTCCGGGCAAAGAGAAGGACGAGGAAGGAAAACCCAAGCCGATTATCAAGGAGCAAAAGACGATCAAAAAACATATCCAGCCGGACACGGCGGCGATCATCTTCGCCCTTACCAACCTCGACCCGGAACACTGGAAAAACCGGCAGCAGCTCGACGGCAACATTCAGAGCGATGTGCGTTTTACCGGATTCCGGTCGGTATTGCCGAATGTCCCGGGTATAGAGGCTCTAACGAACAATGTCCGGGAACGAAGCCGGGAAAAGTTTCTGAACGAGGATAACGAGGATGAATAAGGTGAATTACGCCCAACTGCTGGCCTACCGCTACCTCTCCGACCCGAAGATAAAGGTAGTCGGTTACGGAGGTGCTGCTGGCGGCGGGAAAACGGGTCTCGGTTGCGAATGGCTCATGCGTTGCGGCTGGGCATTCCCGGGCACCCGTTGGTTCGTCGGGCGTAACAACATCAAGGACAGTAGGGAAAGCGTGTTGGTAACATTCGACAAAGTGGCCTCGTATCACGGGTTCAAGGAATACCGTTTCTCGAACGACGGCATCGACTTCCGGAACGGCTCGCGCGTCTCGTTCCTCGACCTGACCTATTACCCGTACAAAGATCCGATGTTCACCCGGTTGGGATCAAAGGAGTACACCGGCGGCTGGGTGGAGGAGGCGGGAGAAGTCCACCGTTTGGCCGTCGAGGTTTTGAAGACCCGTATCGGTCGGCACATGAACGACGTTTACCGGTTGGAGCCTAAACTACTGCTGACCTTCAACCCGGCGAAAGGTTATCTGTACGATACTTTCTACAAGCCCCACCGGGAGGGGCGTATGCCCGAAGATACGGCTTTCGTGCAGGCGTATGTCTATGATAACCCTTTCATTTCGCGGGCTTATGTCGAGATGCTCAAAAACCTCAAAGACCCGGTCTTGCGGAAACGGCTGTTGTTGGGAGAATGGGAATACGAGGACGACCCGTCGGCCTTGTGCGGTTACGATGCCATAACGGACCTTTTTACGAATGACTTCATAGAGCCGGAGGGTGCAAAGAGTTGTTCGGCAGACATCGCGGGGAAAGGGCATGACCGCTTTATCGCCTTGTCGGGTGTGGGTAATGTTTTCCGTGTGGCGATCGATGAGGTCTATTCCCCGGGCCGACAGGTGGAAATGCAGCTCCGGGATTTAATGGTCCGGGACGGCATACCCCGTTCCCTAACGGTGGTAGATGCCGACGGTGTCGGGTCGTTCTTGGAAAGCTACCTCACGGGGATAAAGGAGTTCCACGGCGGCGGCAGGCCGCACGATCCCCGGTACAAGAACCTCAAAAGCGAATGCGCCTTCCTGCTGGCGGACATGGTGAACAACCGGAAGATAAAAATCGTCTGCACACCGGAGCAGCGGGAACGCATCACGGAGGAGTTCGGGGTACTGAAACAAGCCCGCATCGACAATGACACGTCAAAGAAAGCGATTATAAGCAAGGAGGAGATGAAGTCGATATTGGGGCGTTCACCCGACTACCTCGACGCTTTCATCATGGCGATGTCTTTCCGCCTCGTGTCGGCAGGCAGCGTGCCGGAAACGAAGGTTTATTCGCTGCATGATTTACAACGATAAAAACGAAACATATGAAAGGACAAAAAAGAAAGAGCGGTTCAGGCTATACGTTCAAGGAACTTGTACTATTGACACCGGCCGTTCATAAGGGGAAATTTGAAGAAAGTTTGAAGCATCTGGGGCGTCCTGCGACGTTGTGCGGCGTACCCGTCCCGCAAGACCTCGGCACGGCCACTTACGGCATGATAGCCGACCTCGGAAACCTCGACGAAGGAAATGAAGTGCAGGGCATTCTCGACATCTGCCGTATCGTCCTCGGTGTCGATTCGGAAAGCGTGTACAGGGAGAGTGCCGATGCCGTCCTCGGCTTCGTGAATTTCGTAACCGGGGAAATGGATAAGATCAACAAGCTCTTTGAATCGGTCAGTATCAAGCCCACGCCGGAGGAAGAACGGGCGGGCGTGCATGACCTTTCTTTCGGCACGTTCGGGGTTATGGACTGGTACGCCCGGAGAATGGGAATAAAAGACCACGACGAGGTAAGGAAGGTATATTGGCCGATTGTGTTCCGCTGCCTCCAAATGGACAATGAAACCGCACTTTACGAAAGGCGGCTGAACAAGATATATGCGGAAAATAAAAAGTGAAAAGAATATGACGGTACAGGAAAAAATCAAGTCGATAGCCTCCCGGATAGAGGGTACGGCCTATCTGTTTATGAACTGGGCGCAGACAAACGTCGCCCTCGACACGATCGACAAACCGACGATCGTCTATGTGTTGCCTCCTTCGGGAACATTGAATGTGAAATATGCCTCGGTAACGGATTCCCCGTTGACGCAGATCGCCTTTCTCGACAAAACGGATTTCGATTTCGATTCGACGGAGAATGATGAGGTCATCGAGCGCATGAAGGGAATTTTCAACGAGTTCCTCCGGGAGTACAACAAGGGAGAGTATTTCGAGCCGATAGAGGGAACAATCCCCTATCAGGTCGTTTATGACGGACTCGACGTGAATGTAACGGGTATCATTGTAACGCTTACCCTTGTTGAACTTGAAGGCTCGATGATATGCTGAAAGAGGTACGCGGGTATATACGGGAATGCCTCGAAGCCGTATCGGAGAGGATAAAACGGAATATCGATGAGAAAGGCCGGACGGCCTCGGGAGCTACGGCGGCCTCGTTGGAGGTCTCTGTGGGGAACTTGGGCGGAACGCTCTACGGCAGCCGTTCATTCCTTGCCATACAGAGAGGGCGAAAAGGCGGGAAAGTCCCCCGGGGCTTTGTCGGGATAATCCGTCAATGGATCATCGACAAGGGTATATCGGTCCGTCCCGTACCCGTAAAAAGGAAGTCGAAGTACGGTGATGAGGAACGGGCGCAACTTTCTGCGGCAAGGGCAATCGCCTACTCGATCATGAAAAACGGAACGAGCCTCTACCGGCGAGGCGGTTATGATGACATCTACGACACGGCCATAGCGGAGGAAACGGAGAAACTGCGACCGAAGCTGCTGGACGTATTTTATATAACTATAAGGGACATTAATCAAAACATGAGAGACTATGAGAAACGGAACAATCGCAAATAACAGCGGACAGGTGTTGGCACGGGTGGAATATCCGGCGCAATATGCTTTTGCCTTCAACCCTCTTTTGATTACGGTCGTGGAAGAAACAGCGGACGTAATGAAAAGCGCATGGATTCAGATCGGGGACTTTTTAGACGAGAGATCACCCATAAACGGTGAAATAACATTCGATGTCGGCACGTATAGTTGTGCTTTGTTCGACATCGATAATATATCGGATAACAGGGAACGAATACAGCCGGTTCCTATAAGCGTCGGAGTGGTTGATACGAACGGAAACAGTTATTCTTCGGAGATACAAATAAACGTCATTTGGGGAGCAATCGCCCCGGCAGAGGAATACAACGGCCTCACCTCGTGCCGCTGGTTTTCCCGGTTTCCTATGAAGCTGGAATTTTTCGCACAGGCCGGCGCGAAGGTTTACAAGGAGATAGACGGCAAAGGGACGCATACGCTTGTCTCAACGGTCTCGGACATGGGCATTGCATCGATAGACCTTTCCGAGGCTTTCGAGGGCGATACGGTGATGAAGAAAGCCACCTTGTCGGTCGGCGACTTCGTGAATGTGTTCGATGAGACGTTTGATTTTACATTCGCCAACTACGAGAGTGAATTGGAAATCACATTGAGGAAAGATGATACCCCTTGCGGCGTGTTCCTGCGCTGGATAGACAAGCACGGCTTCATGCGCTATTTCCTCTTTGCCAAAGGCGACGAGAGTACGGAATCGGAAGACTACGGCGACCTGCTCGAACAAAAGTACAGCGCATTCGGGCGATATTACCCGAATATCTACCGGCAGCAGGGAAAGAGCGTAACGAGGAAGGTAAGCCTTGCCGCCTTGCATTTGACCCGGGAGGAATACGAATATGTCCGCTCGGTGGCATTCTCCCCGGTTGTGGATATGTACGTGGGCGACGATGAGGGCACGGCCTCATGGCTCCCCGTGCTGGTATCGTCCGGGGACATAGATAGGGGACGGAAAAATCTTGAAGATATAGAAATCGAATTGTATTATAGTGAGGAAACACAAAAGTATTAATCTAAAAACAATGAAATTATGGCAGTAGAAAAGACGACGGCGATATTGGAAATAGAAGTTGATGCAGGCGAAGCGATCAAAACGATAGAGCGTTATAAGTCCCAAATACAGGTTTTGAAGAAAGAGCAGCAGAATTTACGGGAGGAATTGAAAAAAGGAAAAATCTCACAGGAAGAATATACCAAAGCGAATACGGAAGCCGAAATCGCCATAAAAACGACCCAAGAAGCGATGAGGCTTACAGGTAGGGAATTAAAAAACCTCATTACCTTACATGGGGAAGAAAAAGATTCGTTACTTTCCTTACGTGCCGAATTATCGAAAGTAACCCTCGCCTATGATCGTCTGTCGGAATCCGATAGGAATGCGGCAAAGGGGAAAGAAATGTTGGAATATATCAAGAAACTGCAAGACCATATCCGCCCGCTCGAAGAATCTACGGGACGGTTTCAAAGAAGTGTCGGCAATTACCAGCAGTCCATTGTAAACGCCGTTGCTGCCATGAATCCGCTGGCTGCTCGGCTGGTGAGTATCGTGGATTTGTCGGACGAGACGGCCGGAGGCTTCACCAAGATAAAAACAAGCGCACAGGCATTCGGCAAAACCTTATCGAGCCTTCTTAAAAACCCGGCTTTCCTTGCCATTGCCGGTATAGCGGCTGCCGGTAGTGCGTTCAAGTTCTGGTATGACTACAACAAGGGATTGATCGAGGCCACCCGTTTGACGAAACAGTTTACCGATCTGTCGGGTGAGGAACTGGTGTCTTACCGTAGCGAGGTGCAGGCCGTCGCCGATACATTCAATAAGGATTTTGTAGAGGTGTTGAGGGCTGCGAATGCGTTGCAGAAACAATTCGGCATCACCTCGCAGGAAGCTCTCGATACCTTGAAAGAAGGCTTTATCAACGGGGCGGACGTCAACGGGGAATTTCTGAAAAACGTAAAAGAATATTCGACGTTTTTCAAAGAAGCGGGGCTGTCGGCCGAAGAATTTATCGCCATTAACGTACAGACGGAAAAGCAGGGTCTTTTCTCGGACAAGGGCATAGACGCAATAAAAGAGGCGACTATCCGTCTCCGGGAAATGACAACGGCGACCTCTACGGCATTGGAGGGTATCGGCATATCCTCGAAACGGGTACAGGAAGAATTGCAGAACGGCAGTAAGACGACGTTCGACATCATTCGGGAAGTCTCGGCCAAGTTAAACGAACTACCCGATTCGGCCTCATCTGTCGGAGCGGCTTTGGCCGACATCTTCGGCGGCCCGGGTGAAGATGCGGGACTGGCCTATATCCGTACCCTTTCGCAAATAGATACGGATCTCGACACCATATCGGGCAAGACGGGTGAAGTGGCCGAGTTAAACCGAATGCTCGTCGATTCGCAAACGAATTTGCAGACACAGGTAGCACTGCTGTTTGAGGCCGGTAGCGGCTTCGACCGTTTCATTACAAAGATAAAAAGCGGCTGGAACAACTTTTTGGCAGACTTCCTCTCCGGCGTCAGAATGATATTTGAAAGCACCGACGACAAGAACATGCGCAAAATAACGGAAGCGATAACCAAAGGGCGTAACGAAGCGGTGGAGGAATTGAATCTTCTAAATCAAGAAGTGTCCCGGCTTACCACAGCGGGGATCGAATCGGGGTTGACTTCGGCGGAAGCCCAACTTCGTGCCATCGATATAAAGAAGAAAGAGATTCAGTCCGACCTGTCCAAATACGAAAAAGAGGTCTCGGAACGTAACGCCAACATAGAAAGAATGGAAAAAGAGATCGAAAATTCGGGAACCGGAAGGAAAGAAGCCTTAAAGAGGGCAAATTTGGCGGAGGAGATAGAAAAAGAGAATGAAAGGTTGAGACTTGCCATGCAGTTACGCAGCAAGTATGAAACGATGCTCGGTCAGGTAAACGACATGGAATATAAAGCCGGTACGAATAATTCCGGCAATACAAGCAAAACCGCAGACCAAATCAATGCCGAGGCGGAGGAAATCGAAAAGGCCGAAGCCGCATTGTTGAAGGTGTTAGATGAGGCATCGGAGGAATACAAAGCCATTCTGACTAAACGTTACAAGCGGGATAAAAAGGCCATAGAGGATAAAATAGCCTTATACGAGAAAGATAAAAAGTTGACCCCGGAAATGCAAAAGGCATTGAACGACCAGCTGGAAGCCCTTAAAAAAGAACATGACCAGAATATAGCCGCCCTTGATAAAAAGGCGACCGACGACCAAATAGCCGAGCAGGAGCGGCTAATCAATTTGAAATTGGAAGCGGCGAAGAAAGGCAGCCAAGAGGAGCATACATTGAGGCTTCAACAGCTCGAACAACAGAAGCAGCAGGAGATAACAGCCGCGAAAGGGAATGAGGAAGAAATCGCGTTGATCAAAGAGAAATATCGTATAAAGGAAGCCGAAGAAGATAAACGTTTCAAAGACGACCAAGCCAAACAACAGGCAAATGTGGCCAGACAAGAGTTGAACGAACGCAACCTTGAATGGCAGAACAAAATCAACGCTGCCAAGCTGAACGGCGAAAATTATTTACAGTTTATGGTAGACCAGTCCCAACAAGAATTGGAAGCCATAAAGAAGGCCGGACAGCAGGAATGGGAAACGAGGGCGCAATACAACGCCCGGCTATTGGCTGCACAACAGCAATACAATGATTCGGTGAAAGCCAAGAATGATGCCGAAGTACAGATGCAATTTGCAAAGGCGCAGGCCATAGGGTCAATCATGGGGTCGCTTTCAAGTATGATAGGGGCTTTCGGAGAAGAAAACATTACAGCCTTAAAATTATCGAAAGCTCTTGCTATTGCAGAGGTAGCCATAAATCAAGGAATTGCCATAGCAGGGGTCGTAAAAAGTGCCACTAAAACACCGGGAGGTATCTTTAAAGTGATAGCTGCCGTAGTTTCTGGTGTTGCTCTTGTTACAGCACAAATAATTCAAGCCAAGCAAGCGATAAATAGCGCAGAATCAGCAATCGCCGAAGCAGAAGCACAAAAATCAAGTGGAATATCAAGCGGAAGAACGAACACAGTAACGGTAAAGAGTTTTGCGACTGGTGGTCTTGTCAAAGGTGAAGGTACGGGTACAAGCGATTCCATTCCGGCAAGACTTTCGGCCGGCGAGTTCGTTATCCCGGCCAAGACGTACAAGATGTTTTCTCCGATTATTAATAGTATTTATCGGACAGGTCAGAATTGGAATGCGGTAAACAGAGTGTATTCCCCGGCCTCATCAAATTCCGGGAATACGATTTCCGAAGATATGCTCTCTCGGGTAGTCTCGAATGCAGTTATAAACGGTGTAAAAAATCTAAGTCCTACCGTCTCTGTTGTGGATATAAACAAACAACAAAACAAAGTATCTGTAAGAGAATCTAAAACAGCAATAAAAAATGGTAAAGTGTTAAAATCAAATTGATTATGAATGATCTTTATGTAAAAATAGAAAAGGAAGATTCGAGTTACTGGGAAAAATTAGACCTTCCAAAAGATAATATATCCCTAAAATACAAGTCTAACATATTCGGTTCTATTGGAGAAATACAGTCTTCATATAGTTATACAATATCTCTACCTAAAACCACAAACAATAAACGGGTTTTTGGAATGATTGATTATCCCGCGATAGTAGATCAAAAACTTATCTTGGGTAATTTATTAGAAATAAGGTATATGAAACAATACACCGAAATACTGGGTAATGCCGTAGGCTATATCGAAGATATTACCGAAGAATCTTTTGAAATTTGTTTGCTTTTTGGCTTTTATGGAGACCTTCACGACTGGGTGGATAAAGGGGAAAGTTTAAATGAATTGGGGGATTATTCTTATTCAACGGATTTCAATAATGAATTATCGAAATATCCCGATAATATCGATAATTTACCAAGTGTATTTAAGCCTTATTATGATGTCGGAATTACAATGGATCAGGCGACTAAGGAATATATAGCCAGACAACCGGCAGTACGTGTTTCTTCCATAATAAGTTTGATAGAGGAAAAAATAAATTGTGATTTCGTATTTACGGAAGCGGTACAAAAAAAGATTCCTTACCTTGCTATTCTCCTTACAAGCCAAAAATATATAGATTATAGATCGTATATATCTCCTATGGTATCTAATTGTTCCCTAAGTATAAATACATCTCCTGTTGGATTAATGCGCTATGCAGTAAGCGGTATAAATTCTCATTATGAATTTCAAAGTGTCGGCGGTGTTTTTGAATCAAAGAGCATGTCAGGAATAACCCGTATAAAAGGACTTTCTATTTCATTGTTCGGGAATGAGTATATCGTATTCCCAAGTGTGGAAACAACTATATTCATTCCCGAGAAAACAAGAATATATACCGTTCGTTTAACAGAGGCAAAAAGTACGGCAAGAGACATGGCATCGTGGGCTATTTCTTTTGAAGAAAGTATAAGCCCAACGATAAATAGGCTTTTATTCTGTGTCATAGATGATGACGGAGAAGCCACAGTTATGGAAGAGTATGAAACTGGAAATAAGGCAGAGTACGGTTGCCGTGCAGATACAGTTGGCGAAGTTGCCGGTTATCCTAAAAATAGCTATATAATATATCCGGATAAAGAGGAAAATTTTTATTCAAGACGTTACCAAGTGGAAGCTGGTAAAAAATATGGTTTCTTTTATGTCATAGATACAAATATGGCATTTTCCGGGTATAGTACGTGGTGGTCTGAACAAAGATTCGTCCTAACACACGATGCGGGTGTTAGGGACATAGAATATCGTTATGACAAAGATAATATAGGAGGGATAGATATACCTATGAAAGGGAATTTGCCCGACATATCACAAATTGATTTTATGCAAGCGATATTCAATATGTTCGGCGTTTTTCCTATTGTCAATCCTACCCCCCAAGTGAATAAACAAAACGGTCGTAAAATTATAAAAGTCGTATCTATTGACGACATATTGAAAAACAAGGTCATCAAATATATAAATTTGGGAAATGGGAAAAAATATGCTATAAATGACTGGACGGATAAACTTATAACAGACCCCAATACAGTCAATGTAACCCCCGGTATTTATGACTATTGTAGGAGAAATTATTTGAAGTACGACAGTAATGAAGAAATAGATGCCGACGGATATTTCGATATGCCATACACCGCTTTGGAGGAATCAGACGAACTCGTTAAACTTCCGTTTCTACCATCGGACGGAGAAAAAATCCCGATGTACACATACGGAGGTGGAACGGATTATTCTTTTCAAGATTTTGGGGCTCGTATTATGAATATTGTGAAGAAATATTATGCAGAAAACAATACATATATGAATGTATGTGCCCTTACATTTTCCGACTACACGGATAAAACGGGAAATAAAACGGAGAGTCTTTCTTTTAGCAATCTTATCGAAATGTATTACAAAAGGTATATAGATGTCATAAGAAATATGTACAAAATAACTGTAAACGTAAATCTTACAGCAGTCGATTTAAAGAATATCGATTTTACATATCCGGTTTATTTCAAACAATTTGGTCGTTATTTCGGAATCGTAGAGATACAAGCTAATTCGGACGACAATAACTGTGAAGTAACCCTAATAAGATTGCCGGTATAAAGTTTAAGGAATATGGCGTACCTCTCAATGTATTCTATAAATTAGGTTTGCTTTTAAAAATTATTTTCATAGATTTGTAAAAAAAATAATTGTAATGAAAAAAATTTTACTGCTTTCTACCTTTGTAATATTTGTATGCAATGCAAATTCCCAAATTCTGTATGACTATGTTCAAGATAGGGAGATTTGGTATGATGAGTTCGTTATACGTTATGGGAAAAGATTCTATAACGATGTAAATTCAATCAATGAATCGATGCGTTATGCCTCCAAAGAATCAAATGAGAGTTTCCAAGAAGCGATAAAAACCCGTCAATTTATGATCGAAAAAAACAGGGAGGAATGGAATCGGCTTAGAGATATAAATATGCGCTATTTGCGAACCGGAAAGGCTTTGATAACTCTTTCTACCATATCGGCAGGCGTTACCATACCAGTAATACTATCAAAGATGACAAAAGATGCTACAAATTATGTGGTACATGGTGAAGGTACTTATACCGGGAACATGAAGAAGATTGATAGACGAACAAAAAGCTGCATTATAACCGGGGTGGTTTGCGGTATCGGTGAGCTTGCCGGAATATTCTGTATTGCACGCTATCGTACACATCGAAATGAGTACGACCCGCCGTTCTATTTTACTCCCGCTTTGAATGAAGAAAGTATCGGGTTCTCTTTTATGAAAAACTTTTGACAAGATCCTCGGCGATTGCCGGGGATTTTTTATGCCATAAATAAAGCCCTTGATTTTGATTCGTTTGATACTACCTACCTGTTTTTGTCTTTATATAAAATAAACGGGAATAAATTTGGAAAATAGATAATTGTTCCTATCTTTGTGTCGTACTATTGGCTAACAAAGTGTATGTGCTTGCTTGATTGTGAAATCACGTGAGCACTTTTTTGTTTTTAAACGAGGGTAAAAAGAAGTTATGAATGTGTATGAGGCAATGAGCAGCATAAGGCCGATGCTTGAGAAGTTGCAAAAATCAGGCGTCGACCTGTCGAATATAAAGAACATCGACATGTACGAAGAATACAGGGAGATGAGCAAGGACGGCGAGAAGAAGATGTATATCGTATCGTTTCTTGCGGAGAAATACAAGATGAGCGAGAAGTCTGTATCTCGTGCCATAAGAAGATTTTCCATGATATTATAAAAGGCTTTGAATTGTTATAGGTTTCAGGCGTGTCTGTGCGTGAGCATGGGCACGTTTTTTTTATATCGATGAATGGACATTCAAGTGTCCCCCCTTTTTTCAGCGATTTTTTCCCGACCTCATTTCGTCTGCCTACCTTTGAGAAAACGCACGAAACATGGCACGACTGAAAATATACGGAGACATTGTAGACAGCGAGGAAAATTCCTTCATGCAAATGTGGGGTATCGACAACGGCGTTACCTTCCAAACCATCGATGATTTTCTTTCCTCCATTTCCGAAGACGACAAGACAATCGACATACATATACACTGCCGGGGCGGAAACGTCATTGAGGGCTGGGCGATATACGATGCCCTCCGGCACTCGGGCAAGGAGATTTCGGCCACCATAGACGGAGAATGTTCGTCTATGGCGACGATCGTTCTTTTATCTGCTCCCAAAGAACGGCGGAAAGCCTACACGAACGCCCATTTCTGCATTCATAACCCGTCGGCAACGACGTACAATCTCGATTGGTCGGAATCCCTCACTGCCGACAACATCGAGAAAGGAGCAGCCCGGCTTACAAAGCAGGCGGAGCAGTTACGAGCGGAGCAGGATAGGATTCTCGACCTCTATGTGGAGCGCACCGGGACGGACCGGGAAACCTTACAGGCGGTAATGGACAAAGATGTCATCTACGGCATGGACAAAGCCATTGAACTTGGCTTCATCTCGGAGATTCTACCTCCTATCACGGCGAAGAGGCAAACACCCAAAACACAAAACAATATGCACAACGACAAAGAAGAAGTACAGGTAAAGCGGGGCATTCTCGACAGAATCCTTGCGAAAGCGGGCTTCAAAGCCCTTGAAGATGTAAAAATCGTGGACATGGTAGTAACGGCAGCCGACGGTTCCGAACTGACGATCGAACGGGAGAGCGGCGATCCGCAGGTAGGTGATTCGGCCAGTCCCGACGGAAGTTTCGTCATGGAGGACGGCACGACGATTGTCGTGTCCGACGGTGTTATTACGGAAATCATACCCCCGGTAGAAGCGAAAACCGACGAGGAATTTGCCGCATTGGAAGCGGAACTCGAAGCATTGAAAGCTGAAAACGAGCAACTGAAAGCCGATAAATCCGCATTGGAAGAACGTATTTCGGAACTGGAAAGCCAGCTTGGAGAAAGCGATGCCAAAGCCAAGACGGAGGAAGAATCCGCCATTCTTGCCAAAGTGAACCATGCGGGCGGCGTAGCATGGCTGGATAAGATACTGTCCATGAAGTCCACCTTCCATGCGAAGAACACCCGTACGCAGGTGCGGACTGTCGAAACGGAAGATGAAAGCCCTATACAGAAAGCAAAACGGGCATTGGAAGAAAAAATCGAAAACAGAAAAAAACAATAAAAACAGGAGGAATAGAATATGAGCCAATTTGCAGGATTCACAGTAGATAACGGTGCGATAAAAGATTTGCGCGAGCTGCTTTTTGCGACGCTGTACAAAGATCCGGACCTGAATATTACCGCAACGCCGGTAACAGGGGTTATCAACGGTCAAAAACTGGGTTACATCGACCGTATGGGTGATGTCGGGTTGAACAAGTGCGGTTGTAACCCGACATATAGCAACGTCGATATAACCGGAAGCGAGAAAGAATGGGAGCTGGGCTGCTGGCAAATAGCCAAGCACATTTGTTACACGGAGTTGGAGAACACCATCGCCAAAAATTCACTGAACAAAGGCACGGACATCGCCAATCTCATAGGCACTCCTTACATGGAGTTCTTGACCCCCCTTTTACAGAAAGCCATAACCGATATGTTTTGGCGTATTGTTTGGTTTGGCGACAAAGAGGCCAAGAATGTGGCCGAGGAAGACGGCGGTAATATTACTACCGGTATAGATATAAACCTTTTTAATATGACCGACGGTTTGTTCAAACGCCTTTTCGGAATCATCGCCGACAATTCCGGCCAAAAGACGGCCATTGACGCCAACGCACAAACCACAACGGCATTGCAGATGTCGAAGATTCGGGAAAAAGGGGTTGCTATGGGCATTATCGATAATCTTCTCGCCGATGCCGACGGTCGTATCTTTGACAAGCCCGATGCTTGCATTATGATGACAAACAGCCTGTTTAAAGCCCTTGTCGCCGATGTCCGCAATACGTTTATCGGCACGACCCTGACCTATCAACAACTGGCAGAAGGGGTCGTTATCTCCCAATACGACGGTCGTAAAATAATAGCATTGGATATTTGGGATCGCATGATCAAGCGTTTCGAGAACAACGGAACGAAACTGAACAATCCGCACCGGGCCGTTTTATGCTCACCCTCGAACCTTTTCTACGGCACGGACGATACCGACATGATAGCGGATTTGAGTATTACGTTCAACGAAGAAACCCGTTACAACAACATTTTCGCGCAATCGAAAATAGGCACGCTTATCGGCGAGGACGACCTCGTACAAGTGGCCATATAATCAACCAATAACCAATAAAAAAAGGAGAAAATTTTTATGGAAACATGCGTTTACCAAGTCTTGAAGGACGTTTTGTATAACTGTACCAAGCCCGTATCGAAGGGCTTGCGCAATACCGGGTACATCTACAACTACGACGACATCGACTGGGACAAGGTAACCTACGATGAAACGACACCGAACATCATTACCGCCCTCCCGATGAAAGAGGGCAAGAAAGGCTACAAGATCGCCATACCGGGCAAGACCCCGTTCACCGGCACGACCACCTCGATGGCCGAGGGGACATACCGGAACAACTTCACCAAATCTGTCGCCGTCGTGATCCTCGATGCCGGTCCCGATGTCTCTCATAACATCATCGACCCTATGGCGAACGGCAAGTTCCTTGTCGTACTGGAAAACCAGTATCAAGGCACGGACAAGAAGAACACGTTCCAAGTCTTCGGCGTGGAGCAGGGCTTGTCAGCCTCGGCGATCGAATCGGACAAATATTCGGACGACACGCAGGGCGGCACGTCCGTAACCTTGCAGGAGGCCGACGCTCCCACCTTCGCCTATTACCTTTTCGAAACGGACATCGCCGCCACACGCGAGATGTTGGAATCCACCCTTACCGTATCGCCCGGGGAATAGGCCATGATGAGCTACGAAGAAGCGGTACGGGTCTTGGAGGAAATGAGAAGCCGGTATCATGCCGGTTTCTCTTCCCGGGACAAGGAGATCATCGAAAGGCTGTATGAAACGGTCCTCTCGATGAAGTTCCGCAAAACCTCGTGTTCCGATTGTTATCGGGACGCATATCTGGAAGTGTATAACCATCTCAAAAAAACAGGCAAAATGGAAGAAAGAAAATACAAGCTCCGTCGCGGCGTACTTTTGCGGCCCGAGTTCGGGTCTTCCGAGTTTTATTCGGCCAAAAGCATAACCGACGAAAAGGCGGAAGAACTGTTACAGAAGAATCCCGCGCTTATCGAATCCTTTGAATCGTACCCCTCTGACTGGAAGGAGCGCATCGACAAGAAGGTACGGGACGAGAACCGCATCGAGTTGAACGAGACGGGCAAACGTCTGTACATCGGCGACACCGTTTCGTTGTCCACGACCTCGTACCACAGCGTTGTGGAGAAATGGACGAGCAGCAACGCGAAAGTGGCCACAGTGGACGACAAAGGGGTTGTAACGGCGTTGTCGGAAGGGCGCAGCACGATCACGGCCACGACGACGGAGGGCAAGACGGGCCAGTGCGCGGTAACGGTCGTTTCCCGGAATAAAAAGTAGGAGGCGCATACGATGAACATCTCGAACGTCGTCCGCCCGTGCAAGCGCATCGAACGCTTCTATTCGAGCACGTTGGGAATACAGACCTACGACAAGGACAACCTGTACCCGCAAAGAATGCTCGCACTGCTGAAAAACAGTCCTACGGGCGGCACGTGTTGCAGCCGTTACGAGAACTTCATCTTCGGAGACGGCTTCCGGGACAAAGCCCTGTCGGAACTTGTCGTTAACCGTTACGGGGACACGGCGAACGACATCTTGCAGCTTGCGGTCCGGGACTTGTCGCAGTTCGGCGGAGTTTCCCTGCATCTGAACTACGCCCTTTCCGGCCGGGTGGTCGAGTTGCAGCACGTGCCGTTCGAAAATTGCCGGCTGTATGAAGAAGACGATGCGGGTTACGTCCCCTATATCTGCACGCACCCGGACTGGTCGGGCACGAAAACGCGCCGGGGAAAGAAGCTGAAAGTAAGCCGGGAAACGGTCGATTACATCTACCCGTTCAACCCGCAGAAAGAGGTGCTGTTGTCTCAAATCGACAAGGACGGCGGCATAGAGGGTTACCGGGGTCAGATCCTTTGGTATTCGACGGCGGGCAGGAACACCTACCCCGAACCGGTCTACGACAAGGTGGTAACGAACCTTTCCACCGATGAGGGTCTCGACAACGTGAAATACCGCAATGTGCGTAACAACTTCCTGCCTGCCGGAATGCTTATCCGGAAGAAAGGGCTTTCGGGCGCGATCGACAAGGACGGCCGTCCGGTGGGCGGCACGACGCAGGACGAGATAAGAAGCCGGGAGTTCGACGAAAACCTGTTGACTTTTCAAGGGGACACGAACGCGCTTGCCATTATGGACGTAACGGTCAACGCGGACGAAGATGCCCCGCAGTGGGTGAGCATAAAAAGCCAGAACTTCGACAAGGATTTCACGGTAACCGAATCGAGCGTAACCGAACGCATCTATTCCGCATTCGGACAGGAACCGTGGTACGCCATACGAGTGGGGAAACTCGGATTCAGCGGCCAGTTGGTGGCCGAGGCTTACGAATATTACAACTCTTACGTCTCGAAAGAACGTCAGGCGTTGGAACGCATCTTCTCGAAGGTTTTCGGCCTTTGGAAAGAGGGCTTGCCGGGAGACTTCACGATAAGTCCCAAAAGCTACGTCCATAACGCCGAACAAACAGGAACACCAAACGCAACGGAACGATGAAAACGATTTTGACCCCTCAGGCATTCAAGAAGATGCCCGGCATACGCAAGCCGGGCACTCACGTATCGGAAGATAATTTACAGGCTTACATCTCCGAAGTGGAAATGCTGTATATAAAGCCCCTTGTAGGAGACGAGTTTTATATCAGCCTCGCAACGGACACGGAAGGGAAGTACGCCGGGTTGTTGGAGGGTTGCGAATACACCGACCGCCGAGGCAACCGCCGTTTCTGCCCGGGCTTGAAGACGGCCATTGCCTATTACGCCTATTCGCAGTATGTCATGGCGGGCGATGCCGAGAGTACCCGTTACGGCTTCCGGGTGAAAGAGGAGGAATATTCCTCGCGCCTTTCGTCGAAAGAGCGTTCGGAACTGTATAACAACACCCTCCAAGCGGCTTCCGGTTATCTGTCGGAATGCCGGACGTACATGTGTGAGGCACTTGATTTGCACTTTGAGGGCAGCCCGAAAATAACGGGAAGTTTCACGATAAGAAAAATAGGATAAGGCATGAAACAAAGCGACATAGACAAACTTTTGCCGATCTGTACGGAGATAAAGACCGCCACGCGAGAAGGGGAAAACACGGCCGGGAAAGTGGGCGGCGTGCTTGAAAAGCTGGCCGGTGCGGTAACGCCAGACGAAACGCTGTCGGGTCTTGCGAAAAAAGACCTCTCGAACGTTTCGGAGACTGTTTTACGGGACAAGACGGGTGTATATGCGGCGGAAAGGATCATGTACCATATTTATGCGGACCATTCGGTCAGCATTTCCGAGAAGAAAGAGGACTTGCCGGGCATTTTGTCGTCGGCAGCCGAAGATCATGAACTGACGTTGTATTTCGCCACGTTGAATGACAACATCGGGTCGTCTTTTTCTCCGGCGTATGTAAAGATCCTTTACGGCCGCAAGATCAATTACACGGCGATGTTCGTGGGGTCGGACAATTACGTCCACAAGGTCGTCATCGACGAGGACGGGAATCTGACGAAACAGTACGCTTATTCTTTCGATGACTTCGCCACGAAAGAGGACATCGAAAAAATAAAGCTGGGCGATCTGACCTCGCAGGGCTATCTGCCTACCCGCATCGTTGACATGGGGGAATACTCGTCTTCGGAGGGTTTCGACTTCAACGAGCCACTTTTGGCGGAACTGGCCTCTGCGATGCAGGCGGTTTCGGAAGGGAAAGCCACGCTGTTGTTGAAGGCTGCGACACCCTATGGCGATCCTCTGTTTTTTTCGGGTGTCTCCGTTCGGATAGATGCCGGAATCGATTACAGAATGACTTTTTTAATGTCTAACGGAAATTCTTATTGGATTTCTTTCGAGGCGGGTTACCCGGACAGTGTACAGCAGGGATTCGTGGAGAGCGGCAGCGGCACAATCACCTCGGAGGCTTATACAGACAAGGATTACGGAGAAATTTAAAACACCAATAAAAATAAATCACAATGGCAAAGATTAAGAAGTTAAAGGAAAACGGGGCAACGATTTATCCGGCGACGATACCGGAGGGGGTTGTTGATACAAACGGTTTTACGCTGGCTGAACTCTTGG